GCTATGAAAGATATATGAGGACAAAAGCACCAGAATTATTAAGTTTGCAATTGTTTGAGTTAGAGGATTTGTTAAAGCTGAATGAATTTGGGATAAAGCCTCTAAAGAACTTAGACCATGTAAAATTCGGCAAGTTGCCAATAATACATGGAGATACTACTTTTAGGAGAGGTAGTGGTGTAAGCCCTGCTAAAACCCTTTACGATAGGGTAAAGCAATCGGCTATCGCAAGTCATGTTCATAGGACAAGCGAGTACACTACTAAGAACCAATTTGATGGCGAGATGTTTACTTGCTGGACCACAGGAATGCTAATGCATCCAAATGTTGAATATTGTAAGCATGTGGACCAGTACAACGCAGGATTTGCTTTACTAGAGAAAGAGACAAACGGAGATTATAGAGTTCACAATAAAAGAATAACAAAAGGAAAAGTATTTTAAATATAAAACTATGAAGATGCCTAAGAATTGGAATCGTTTAAACATATCAGAACAAGAAAGCTGGTTAGTTAAGAAGTATCAGGAAATGATTAACGAAGTAGAATCAGTAAGTAAGATGTTAGCTAAGATAAGAGGTGGCAATAAAATCGTAGTAAAGGAGATTGAAAGACCAGATGAAGCATTACTTAAAGCGTGAGAATCAAAATAATATATCGTAAACTTGGTAAGGAACAGGCTTACGGCATATCCTCTAGTGATGGCGTAATAGAGATTGATGAAAGGCTGCGTGGCAAAAAGGCAATGGAAATTTTAATACATGAGCTGCTCCATCTCACAAATCCTAAAGATGATGAAAAAACCATAATTCGCAAAAGTGTAACTTTGACTAAAGTCTTGTGGAATGAAGGGTACAGGAAAATAGATGATACTATTGACTTGCCTTTACAAGATGGGTCAATTTAGGTTGTTTTTTCTTGTTCATAGGTTCTCCCTAGCCCTAAAAAGCTGGGGAGTTTTGCTTATATTTGTTCATAGATTATACTAATGGTTTCGGAGGTGCATTTCTATGCTGCCTCCCTTTTTTTGCCCTTTAGTCAAGTCATAACTTTATTTATTTGCGTAGTACTACTACTAACATTTAACATATTTTGTTACAAATACCTATAAATCAGTAGCATATTTGCCCTAATCACATTACAACATTTTACATATTGTACCTAAAACATTGTACAATGTTCCCAATTTGGTTACAAAAGTTCGCTAATAGAAAACTTTATCAATCACAAAAGTTACCTAATAAAGCAACTTTGAGCCGTAAATGACTGATAATCGGCTCATTTTAGACTGATAAAAAGAAATTTAAATAATTTTTTGTTTGTATTGTAATTGTTTGTATCTTTGTTAAAACAAAACCAAATTAGTATGAAACAATCAATTTTAGATTTAGTATTACAATCAGACAAAGTTCAGAATACCATTGAACAATATAAGCAATGGGGATTTACTTTGGATTTAGGAAACATTACCGATGTATGCGTTTTCGGACTTTCTAAAGATGCATTTAAAAATGCTCGTGGTGCTGAATTGACATTTTATTTTGATAATTGCAAATCTATTGATGCTAATGGTTCTTATTCTGAACCTAAAGAATTTTCTTTATCTATTGGGTATAAAACACCTAAAGGATATTTTTCAACTAAAATGATTCCTGTAACAGTTGTAGATACACAAAATGTAACTGAATCAGAAGTTGAGCAGTTGCTTGAATTTTATACTGATGCTAAAGTAAATAGCTTTGACCCATTTTGGCACGAGAATCAAGCTAAAACTAAAAATGCAGCAGCTTGGAACTACATAGCAGCAAACTTTATTACTGACCCTTATTGCACAAGATAATTAACCATAAAAACCAAAGTATGAAAACACTATTAAGCCTCAACACAAATTTCTATCCCTACAATGGGAACTTTATCCCACAAGCTGGGGACAACATTTTCTTAGACTATTCAATAGAAGATACCAAGTTCTTTGTTGTAAAGTTTAGGACTATTGACCTAGCAAACAATCAAATCATTATCTCAATTGAAAAAATCTAAATTATGACAGACCAACAAAACAAGAATTTTCAGGCAATCGTTATTTTAATCTTTGTCTTTATTGTAACAGGAATCTTACAAAACATTTAACCTTATGAAAACAGAAAAAAAAGAAGTAGTCTGCATCCGACTACCTGAATCAATTAAAAAGAAAGTAGATGCTGAAGCTAAAAAGATGTACTTAGCACCAAGCAAATTAGTATCAATTATCGTACAAAAATATTACGAATCTAAAAACTAAACTATGCAACCATTAATCTATCAAGGAAAACAACTTAAACTACACCAGAGAGCAACTTGCCTATTAGAACTCTTAAAAAAGGCACAAGCAAGGCAATCCAGCATTGAAACCGACCTAATCAAATGGAGAGGAGCAACTTGGGATAATCCTATCAAACTAATGAACAAGTATGAGGATGACTACCTTATTAAGATTGCTAGGATGAACCAAATACAAAAGCGAATCTTAAAGTCTTATCATTTCTTGATACTGGACCTTTATGAGATTACCGAAGATTTTATGTTACCTATAAACCTATTACACTTTTAATATGACATACATAGATAATAGCAAGTTCCAATTGCAAAGAGAAATCTACATTCTAGAGGTAGAGAATGAAATGCTAAGAAACCAAATTATTAAACTTAAAATAGAAAAGAATGAACTACTGGTCAATACCAAGTCAAAAGGAGAGCAGACTGACAACGAAGGAAATGATAAGGTATTCTGAAACAATTATAGATAAGATTGCAGAATATTACAAGATACTTCCTAAGGACATTAAAGGCAAAAGCCGTAAAAGGCATTTTGTTAAAGCAAGATTTATAGCTATGTATTGTATAAAAAATAACACAACTTTAACATTAAAGGCAATTGCAGATATGGTAGGCAGAGACCACACTACGATTATCCACTCTTTAAAGACAATACAAAACACCTTAGACTTGCATTATGATACTGATTTAAAGGATGAATTAAACGAAATAAAAAGATTAATATAAATTTTTGTTATTCACAAAATAGTCTTATTTTTAATTATTATTTACCAAAAAACCATAGTATGATTAACTTACAAACAAACTCACTTATCAACATTTACAAGGCTTTATCTGCTTTTCAGCAGGACTGCCCTGTAATACACAAGGGAACAACTGGACATAACTACACCTATGCCGACTTCCCTACAATCCTTGAAGTTATTAATCCGATACTCAAGAAACACAATCTAGGATTTACCCAGCTTCTTATTGAGGATGGATTAAAGACAATTATCTTTCACACTATTAGTGGAGAGGCAATTGAGTCAAATGCAACAATTCCACAAATTACTCTTAGAGGAATGAACGAGTATCAATCCTTTGGTAGTGGGATTACCTATTACAGGAGATATGCTTTATCTGCTGCTCTTGGGTTGGTAACTGATAAAGATACCGATGCCTCTGGAGAGAAAGCTGCCTCAGTATTTATTAAGAAACACAAGTCAATATTGGATTTAACATTAGCTATTGATATGTGCGAAAACTTAAATGAATTATCTAAACTACATTCTTTGAATAAGGATTTAATGAATGAGGGGATAACTGCATTATTCACAAGTAAAAAATCTAAATTATGATTGACCAAAAACTAATCAAACTAAGAGACTTGGTTTCTTATTGGGAGTGGAAATCTAGTTCCTGTCATAAGTTTTGGGTAAAAGAAACCTACCAAGAACTTAAAAAGGCAAGACAAAACCTAAAGGAATATAAGACTAAACATTACCCATCAACCCCATTATTAACCCAGCCTAAGCCATTCTCAAGGATGGATACTTGGACTGAACAATACGAAAACTATGCCGATTAGTACTTGCTGCGGAGCAGAAACCGATATGCATGAAATAGGCATCTGTCCTGAATGTATGGAACATTGCGACTGGGAGGATGAGGATGAAGAAGAAATACAAAAGGATATAGATGCAGAAAATCAAATTGATGAAGATTTAATTAATAAACAAAACAAATAAAAATGGAAAAGAAACAAAACTATGGTGCTTGGAAAAAAACAACATCAAAAGGAGAAGTAATTGAATTTACGATTGAGGACAAACGCTACTCAATGTGGTTAAATCAATACAAGAAGCCTGAATCAAAGGAGCCAGATTACAAGATTTATCCTAATGATTACAAGCCTAAAGCCGAAAATAAAATGGAGTATGCAACTCCAGTAAACCAACAAGAAAGCGAAGATGACCTTCCTTTTTAGTAAAAATTAGCTTATCTTTGTATCAGAATGTTGCAGATTCTATTCTAAACTCATTGCCCAAAGATGCGTTGGTACTGCAACTACCAGCAATTCCGAGGGCTTTTTTATTTTATGAAAAGTAATTCATATTATTTCAGCCACGATTATAACGCTGCAAATGATACAAAAGTCCTTTTTTTAAGGCATCAATTAGGGATGGAGGGTTATGGTATTTATTGGTATTTAATTGAACAATTGGCAAATGCAGGAGGTAAATTACCTCTAGAATTAATCCCAGTTTTAGCTATGCAGATGCATTGCACAGATGTAAAAGTCAATGGAGTACTTATGAATTTTGGATTATTTACAATTGATTCAGGCGAATTTTGGTCGGAAAGATTACAGAATCATTTAGAATTAAGGCTAAAACTAAGTGAAAGTGGAAAAACAGGAGCAAATAATAGGTGGGGTAATAGGGTGGCTATTGGGGAGGGTAATGCAAAGGAAAGAAAAGAAAAGGAAATTAAAGTAAAAGAAAGTAAAGTAAATATAATAGATGATTCTTTTGAGGAATGGTGGTTTAGTTATGATAAAAAAACAGGAAAAGAAAAAGCATTTAATAAATGGAAAATTTTATTACCTCAAGAAAAGGATTTAGCTTTAAGCGTAGTACATAAATATGTACAATCAACTCCTGATAAACAATGGAGAAAAGACCCTACAACCTATCTTAACAGTAAATCTTTCAACGATGAAATTATTGAACGAACTATTAGTACAAAACTTAGCTACGCAGAACTTGAATGGGAACGACTTAAAAATCTTGGATAAGGATGAATTAAAGGTTTATAAGGCAATGGAATCTATGCACATTGGCAAATGCTCAAGGATAGAAGTAACAGAGCATCTAAAGACCTGTATTGCTTTGAGTGGTATGCAAGTGCCAACAAATCAAATATTTAATCTATGCGTTTCATTTACGATAGAATCTTACGGACAATACAAACTAAAGGAACTGGGAGTAGCATTTAAGATGTTTGCAGAGGATAAGTTTACTATTGGCAATCATATAAATTTTAGCCCTAAGTTAATTGGGGAGGTAATGAATGCCTATAAAAAAATAGCAGTACAAGTAAGAAACAAAACAATTAAAGAACCAAAAGAAATAGTTATGCAAGTAGATGAAGAACAAGTAATGCGAGAGGAAGCCGAGTATTGGAAAACATCTAAAAAGGACTGGCGATTCCTAAACTATCAATGCTTTGACTATCTATGGAAACGGAAGCTACTAAAGATAACCCCTGATAAAGCTGAGTACATAAAATCTAAAGTAAAAGCCTATCATTTGGCACAGGCTAAGAAGCCAGAGGATATGATGGTAGATGAGGAAACTATGAGGCAACAATGTAAAAAATATTCCCTTAAACTTTATTACGACAACGAATTATGAGTGAATACAATTTTAAAGAAGTATTATTAAAATCTCAAGAAGCAGTTTACCTTATGAGAGATTTATTTATAAGTAAAGGATTTGAAGTCTATGTACCTGAATTAGTAATAGCACCTTATAACGCAGGAGCATTCTCAATATATGCTGACCAAGGGGATATGTTTGTTACTAAATATGGAGTAGAAACTAAATTAGAAATAAAGCATATAAATACTGATTTTATAAACGATTTCCCATTTAAAGATATAATTGTAAACTCCTTTACTGGATATGAATCTAAGAATATTAAACCTGATGTTCATATAATTATAAACAAGAATAAAACGCATTATTTAACTATTAGGAATGAAACATTCCCAAAATGGGAACTTAGAAGAACATTTGATAAAATAAAACAAAAGGAATTATTGTTTTACTATATACAAAAATCTTATGCCAAGTATTTTAAAATAAACTTATGATAGAGAATTATATACCTATGGAGGATGTGCTTATCAGGATTAAGTACCATCCAGATATAAGCAAACAAGAAAAGGAACAATTTAAAGAATCTATTAAAGGAATCTATATGACCGAGAAAGGCAAAGTAAAAATAAATAAACCTAAAAAATACCAAAATGAAAGAGACACTAGGAATGATTAAATTCTTTTTTATCTCAGTTCCAGTATTCCTTTGTGTTTACTGCTCTGTAATGATTTACATAGAAATAAAAGAATACATCCAAAAATATGAGTAAGATAAGAGGACACGAGAACGCACAACCAATAAGATTAATATTTATAGATACAAAAGAGGAAATAGAATTTAAGTCAGTAGCCTACGCAAAAAGAGTAACTGGAGTAAATGAGTACCAAATAAAGGAAAGCCTTAACCCATTAAAAAAGAAACGATTTGAATACCAAAATAGACAAATAGCGTTCCGTATTAAGAAATAATCTAATTTTGTGGTATGGCATTACAAACCATTCCAAAACTTACAGGCAAAACACAAACAATTTTTAATCGTTATATACGACAAAGAGATAGTCAAAATGGTTACTTTACTTGCATATCGTGTGGCTCTACTAAAGATACCTCCCAAATGGATGCAGGTCATTATGTGCCTGTCAAGAATAGTTCAGCTTTAAGATTTGATGAGTATAATGTAAACGGAGAATGCAAGGCTTGTAATGGATTTGACCAATTCCACCTAATAGGTTACCGAAAAAACCTAATAGATAAGATTGGCGAAAGAATGGTTTTACACTTAGAAAGTCAGTCAAGACTTATAAAGAAATGGACTAGAACCGAGTTAAACGAAATAAACGAAAAGTATGGCGAAACTAAATCCTAATGGCAAGGTCTCCTTTGGGTCAAGAAAAAAAGGTAAGGCTAAAAAGACATCTGGTCCTAAAGACAAACCTACTAAACCTTATAACCGACAGGGCAGATGCTAATCAACGAAATTATACCTAACCCAAAGAATCCTAGAATTTGCCGAGATGCTAAATTCAAATTGTTAGTTAAATCAATACGAGAGTTTCCAGAGATGTTAAATTTAAGACCTATTGTAATTGATGAAAACAATATCATTTTAGGTGGCAATCAAAGGTATCGTGCTTGTATAGAGGCAGGACTTACCGATGTACCAGTTATTCACGCTAACAACTTAACCGAAGAACAAAAGAAACAATTTATTGTTCGTGATAATGTTAGCACAGGCGATTGGGATTTTGACCTATTAGCAAACGAATGGAGTATTCAAGACTTAGATAACTGGGGGTTAGATATACCAGCTTTTGCTAATAATGACATAGAAGAACCAAAGGACAATGCTAAAGGTGGCAAGACTTGTCCTAATTGTGGAGTAACTTTGTAATAATTAAGAAAGAGATTAGAGAATATGGCGAACGAACAAAATTTAATACCAGCTCAAAAAGGGGAAATTAGAAACCCTAATGGCAGACCTAAAGGCGTTCCAAATAGCAAGACCAGATTGCTAAGATTATTAGAATTGGTCCAAGTAAAGACCAACCCAATAACAGGAGAGAAAGAGGAGTTTACTGTGGCAGAGCAATTAGATATGATGGTACTACAAAAGGCATTCAAAGGGGATTTAAAGGCATATCAGGAGATACTTGATAGATTAGAAGGTAGAGCCAAACAAACTAATGAAATAGAACTATCTGGAGGACTGCAAATAAATTGGGAGGAAAAGAAAACCTATGTAGAAAACAAAGGAAGCCTATAATGGAATTATCCATAAAACAAACAACTGCTTTAGACCTATTAGAAGATAAAACAACAAATGAGATTTTATTTGGAGGAGGAGCAGGAGGTGGTAAGACTGCGTTAGGTTGCTACTGGCAACTTAAACAAAGATTAAAATATCCCAATACAAGAGGATTAATTGGTAGAGCCGTATTAAAAACACTAAAAGAAACCACCTTAGTCTCGTTCTTTCAGATAGCTAAGATGCAAGGACTAGAAGCCAACAAGCATTATAAGTTTAACGGACAAACAAGCCAAATAGAATTTCCTAATGGTTCTACTATACTACTAAAAGACCTTTACTCTTACCCTTCCGACCCTAACTTTGATGAATTAGGTTCACTAGAGATTACAGATGCTTTTATAGATGAGGCGAATCAGGTAGATGACAAAGCTAGAAACATTATAAAATCAAGGATAAGATTCCAATTAGACCAAAACGATTTAGTGCCTAAGATTCTTTACACTTGTAACCCAGCAAAGAATTGGACTTACTCGGAGTTCTACAAACCAGAACAAGAAGGCACAATATCTAAGAATAAAAGATTTATAACTTCTTTAATAGATGACAATCCTTTTATCTCTAAGCACTACAAAGAGAACTTACTAACTTTGGATAGTGTATCAAAGGAGAGGCTTTTATTTGGTAACTGGGAGTACTTAGATGACCCTGCACAACTTATAGACTATGATAAAATACTTGATTCTTTTAGTAACACTTTTGTCGCTATCGGGGATTCTTTTATTACTTGTGATGTGGCACGCTTTGGTAATGACAGTACTGTTATTGGTATATGGAGTGGCTTTCGTGTTAGGTTTTATCAATTCAATGGTAAATCAGTTGTTGAGGTCGCTGAACTTATAAAGAACTTTGCAACAGAACATAAAGTACCTACATCTAACATTGTTTGTGATGAGGATGGAGTAGGAGGTGGAGTTGTAGATATTCTTAGGTGTAAAGGATTTGTCAATAACAGTTCTCCATTAGTAAACCCTGTAACAAGACAAAAGGAAAACTTTGATAACCTAAAGTCTCAATGCTATTTTAAATTAGCAGATATGATTAATAAGGCAGAACTTTACATTCAGGCAGATGGCAAACAAAAACAAACTATCATTCAGGAACTAGAACAAGTGAAACAAAAGTCAGTAGATAACGATATGAAAAAAGGAGTAATTCCTAAAGATAAAGTTAAAGCAGCAATAGGTCGTTCTCCTGATTTTAGTGATTGTTTAGCTATGAGAATGTTCTTTGAATATTCGCCAAGATTTCAAGTAAGTGTATTTTGATGTAAAAATCATAACTTTGTTTAAATTCTAATAATATGGCATTTTTTGACTTCTTAACTAAAAAGAAGATAAACACTCTATTACCTAATATTCCTTTTGATACAAGTGTCGCTATTCAACGAGGTATCGTTACTTGGCAAGGTGGTGATTCAAGAGCATTCGTAAGAGATGGATATATAGCTAACGATATTGTTTACTCAATTGTAAAACTAATTACTGATAAAGCTAAACTTGCTCCATTTCATGTATATAAAGTTAAAGATGAAGTATCTGCAAAAAGATATAAGTCGTTGATGAAGCAACCAGATAAGATTACTAACTGGCAAGAGGTAAATGATTTACATAAGAAAGCATTTGAGATATATACAGGAGACCAAAGATTAAACGACCTATTAAGATATCCTAACGGAGAAGATACTTGGGCAGATTTAGTTGAGCAATGGTGTGGATTTAAGTTAATAACAGGAAATTCATTTATATATGGAAAACTTATTGAAACAGGAAACAATCAAGGTAAGCCGTTTGAACTATTTGCTTTACCTGCTCAGTATATGGCTATTATCGCAAACATTGAAATGTTCCCACCAACCAGAGTTGGCTACCAATTATACTACGGAGCAATGTGGTCCTTTGACCCAAAAGAAATATTACATGACAAAATGTTCAATCCTGAGTGGACAGTTACGGGGGGACAGCTCTATGGGCAAAGTCCATTATTAGCAGCAGCAAGAACTTTAACTAGAAGTAACGAAGCTAAGACTGCTGCCGTTGCATCATTCCAAAATGGTGGACCAGCAGGGGTTCTATTCATGAACGATGAAAGGTTTGACCCTACAAGTGGTCAAGCACAAGCACAAGCATTAAAGAGAGCAGTTAGCGAGAAAGGTGGTGCAGCTAATTTTAACTCTATTGCAGTATCAGGTTACAAGGTAGACTGGAAGCAAATAGGTTTAAGTCCTGTGGAACTTAATATCATTGAATCAGAGAAATGGGATATGAAAGCACTTTGTAATATTTACGGAGTACCATCTCAACTATTAAACGATGCAGATAATAAGACTTACAACAATCAATTAGAGGGAGAGAAGGCATTAACTTTAAGATGTGCTATTCCTTTGTTAGATTCTTTAACTGATAACTTAAATAGAAAATTACATACTGACTGGGGTTATAGAAATAGTGGATTGTATGTAGGATATGACATTCAAGTCTATCAAGAATTAGAGGCTAATAAGACAGAGCAAGTTGCTTGGTTAAATACTGCTTGGTGGATTCCACCTTCTCAAAAGAATGAGATTATGGGTATTAAAACTCCAGATTATATTCCACAAGAGGAAATGGAGAAACTTTATATTCCTTCATCTTTGCAACCTACTGACCAATTTCAACCCTTGAATATTCCTGATAACCTAAACCCATAAAATGATTTGGCAAGATTACAGGAAACTCTATGCTAATGCCTTAAAACAATATTCGCCTAAGTTCAAGAAAGAACTGCAAAATCAGGTGAATACCTATTGCCGTACACTAGACTACAACAAAATTAGCGACAAAGCCCTTAAAAAGACCATTTACAAGCTCCATTTAGCTATGGGTACTAAAATGGCTGTAATAAGTGAAAATGCCGTTAAAAAGTCTGTAAAGGGGGTTTATGTGCCTATGGAGTTTAAATCTGCTAAGACCGATGCTTTTCAGTATGCTATTATCCAAGTCCTTCAGAATGATGGCTTAGACCAATTAGCAGCAGATATTACCGATACGACCAAAGAACAAATAAGAAGATACCTAATTCAATCAGCAGAGAAAAACTTAACACTACCTGAAACAATTGCTTTGCTTAGAACTTCAGGCATTACCGATTATAGAGCCGAACTTATTGCTAGAACGGAAACAGGCAGAGCAGCCAACATAGGTTCACAAGTAGGAGCAACTGCAACTGGATTAGTTACATTAAAAGAATGGATTGCATCAAGAGATGCTAGAACAAGAAGGCAACCAATAGACCAAACAGACCATTTAATTATGGATGGCGTTAAACTTCCTATGAATGCAAAGTTCCAAGTGCCAAATATAAAAGGTAAATTAATGGGAGAGAATGGTAGATACGACCCAATGGACCATCCTTGCGATTCATCTGCAAGTGCATCTAATGTTTGTAATTGCCGTTGTACTTTAGGATATGAAGCAGTAAGAGGTGCAAATGGTAAACTTTTAACCCTAGCAGACAATCCTCCAATGGGTAGAATAGGAGTTATTTGGAATGCCTTACAAAATGTAATCGGTCAATCAATAGGAAAACTTATAGCATCACTAATACAATAACAAAAAAAATAATAACTTTGTCAATATGAAAACATACTCATCAAAAGATACGATTGTTGAAAAACAAGATATTGGTTACGAGGTAATGGATGTAGATACTGAAACTCGTAGAGTAAAAGCAGTTTGGGCAAGAACAGGAAACATAGATTTAGATAATGATATTATAGTTCCTGAAGCCTTTACTAAGACTCTTAAAGAAAGAGGTCCATTAGGTAAAAACTTAATATGGTCTTTAGTTGACCATTGTGCTGAAATGGAAGCCGTAATAGGTAAGCCTGAGCAATTATACATTGAGGGAGATATGCTAATCGCTATTACTCCAATAGTAGAAACTGAAACAGGAGAAGATATGATTAAGATGTACGATGCAGGTCTTATCAATCAGCACTCAATTGGATTTAGTACAATTAATTCAAATGTAGATAAAAACGGAATAAGAACAATAAGTGAACTTAAACTTTACGAAGGTAGTGCAGTATTATGGGCAGCAAACCCAGAGACTCCAACTATCTCTGTTAAAAGTGAAGTTAAGAAAGAGCAATTAGCAAATAGGCTAGAGAAACTCTTGAAAGCGTTTAAAGGTGGTCGTTTCACAGATGAGACCTTTGCGTTGATGGAGATTGAAATAAAAAGGATTCAATCAGAATTATTAGAAATTGAAATCATTAAAGAAATCACTCAGACCGAGCAATCATCTGAGCCGATAATTGAGGAAATTAAAAACAATGATGAACAAGTCCTGAAGGCAATTAAAGAATTTAATAAAATATTAAAAAAGTAAAAATGGAAAACATTATTAACGAAATGGCTGAGAACCTTAAAGGTTTTCAAGCTAACATTGAAGCTAAGTTAGAAGAAACTAAAGCTGAGATTAAAGTTGTAAGAGATGAAGCACAAAAACAATTTGATGCTCAAGCTGCTGCAACAAAAAAAGCTGCAAAGCGTGAAGTAAAACATCTTGATGAGGTTATCATTGAGAAGTTAGATGGTAAATTGGATGAGATGGAGAAATCAATGAAATCAAATGGTAAATTCCGTTTAGATTTAAGAGATGTAAAGTCTATGACTTTAAGTGCAAGTTTAACAGGAGATGCTCAAGCATCTTATGCTCTTAATGCATCAGTATTACCAAGTCAAGCAATCAACTTTAGAGATTTAATCCCTACTGTTCGTTCTGAAAGTGGTTTGTATGTATTCTACAAAGAAACTGCAACAACTAACAACATTGCTGCTCAAACTGAAGGTTCAAACAAAGGTGAGAACAACTACGCATTAAGCGAAGTGAAAGTAGTTAATGACTACATCGCTGGTTTCTCAACTTTCTCTAAGCAAATGGCTAGAAGTTTACCTTTCTTGAGTACAACTTTACCAAGAATGTTGACTAGAGATTTCTACAAAGCTGAGAACGCTGCTTTCTTTGCAACTGTATCTGCTGCTGCAACTGGTTCTACTACAACTGCTGAGACTGTTGATTTAAAGCAATTAGTTGACTATATTGGCAACCAAAAGAGTGCAAACTTTGTATCTTCTGTTGCTTTAGTAAGCCCTGCACAATTAGGTCGCTTATTGAAAGAAACTATCACTGCTGGTTATTATGCTGGTTCTGGTAGTGTTATCGTTAATCCTAATGGTGGTATGACAATATGGGGAACTCCAGTAATTGCTGCATCTTGGGTAACTGATGATAAGGTTCTTATTTTAGATAACAACTTTGTAGAAAGAATTGAGGTTGAAGGAATGGCTATTGAGTTCTCTTATGAGAATGCAAGTAACTTCCAACAAAATATGGTTACTGCTCGTATTGAGTGTTATGAAGATATTAACTTAATGCAACCAACTTCAGCTATTTATGCTGACTTAGGAAACGTATAGTTCTAATCTTACATAGATATAAAGACCCCTTGCTATTTAGTAGGGGGTTTTTTATTATAAATAATGTAAATTTGTAAAAAAGATGTATGGCATATTCTAATTTTATAATAGATTTTACTTTAACCGATATAGGTACTGTGGTTGAACCAGTAACATTAGCAGAGGCTAAATTGTATTGCAGAGTAACTACTTCCGTTGATGATAACCAAATCTCTTTAATGATTAAACAAGCAAGAGAAGCCATTGAAGTAGGCACAGGCTTGAGTTTAATACCTAAGACTGCCGTTGTTTGGTTTACTAATTTTAATGGTGGTTTTAACCTTCCTTATGGACCAGTAAATAGTTTTACTTCATTAATAGATGAAAATAACGATACAATAGTAGCTGCTGATTATACTTTAGTAGGTGGTAAGTTCCCACAATTACAAAGACCTCCTTTTAAAAACTTAAAGGCTACTTATGTTGTAGGATATGCAACTGTCCCTAATGACTTAAAGATTGCTATTTTAGACCAAGTAAGCTACGATTACGAGAATAGAGGATTAGATTCAAATACAGGTATTTGTGAAAAGTCTTGGAAAGCCTGTCAACGCTGGACAAGAATAAGCCCAATATTATGAGATTAGGAAGCAAGAAAGCAAATTATGTGGATGCCAATACAATGTACTCTGAAATAGGCTTGTATGTGCCTACAAGGACTGCTGATGGGCAAGGTGGTTATACTACTACCTTTGCCTTGCAAGAAGTTGTATTTGGTGATTTTAGACCAGAGAATCAAAATAGAGCATTATTAGAGGCACAATTGAGTTTTACTCGTTCTGCTAAGTTATATATCAGGTGCAATGTAACAATCAACAATAATTACCAAATAGAGGTAAATGGTGATAGATATACAATACACTCTATCAAAGATGTAGAGGACCAGTTTAGATTTTATGAAATATTAATGTACTTCTAATGGCATTTGCAGTAAGTTTAAGTGGGATGAAGCAACTTGAAGGAAAGTTAAATAATTTAACTACTGCATTGCAAAAAGATGTAAGTAATGAAATAAATGCATCTGCACTTAAAATAGAGAATCAAGCTAAAAAATTAGCACCTATTAATTTAGGTCAATTAAGAAATTCAATAGCATTAACAAAAGATAGTGAATTAACATATACAGTTGCAGCAAACGCTTCATACTCTGCTTATGTTGAATTTGGCACAGGACCACAAGTAAATGTTCCAGCTGACTTTTCATCTTATGCTCTACAATTTAAAGGTAAAAGTAGTGGCAAGTTTAAAGATATGGTTGAAGCCTTAACTTTGTGGGTAAAAAGAAAGGGTATTGGTAATGGGAAAAATGATAAAGGATTAGCTTATGTAATAGCTTTAAGCATACTAAAGAAAGGTATGCGACCACAACCATTTTTAATACCAGCCTATGAAATGGAAAAACCCAAACTTATACAAAGACTAAATCAATTATTAAATGCTTAATCCTAATATAGAAGTAAAGAAGTGGTTTTATACTAACTTGACAAGTTCAAGTGCATTGCCTGTTTATGATGGTATTGCACCTGATAATGCACCTAATGAATATATCATTATGAGTGGCAGAACTTCAAACCAAGAACAAGGCAAAATCAGTTACACTAACTCGGTTACCATTGATGTTGACATTGTCATAAAAAATAGTAACTTTGGTTATAAAAGAGCCGAAACGATAAGCGATTTAATACTGACTGCAATCAATTCAGACACAAACATAACCCTTGCAAATGGGTTTTATGCTTCAAGTTTGGTAGTAGGTGCAATTAGGAATTTAGATGGTTTAAACCCTTTGGACAATGTATTTAGAACGATTATAACATATAATATAATAATAACTCAAAATTAAATAAAATGGCAGAAACTAAAGTATCAGCAAGAGACTATATCCTTTTAGCTGACATAGACAATGACGGAACATTCAAACCTGTCGCTTGTCTTACAACTAACTCAATGACATCAACTGTTAACACTATTGATGCAACTTCTAAATGTGGAGACCAATATCAAGCTGGTCCATCATTTACACAATCATTTCAAGGTGAAGGTTTTGCAATTGATGAAACAGGAAGTCCTAGTAAGGATTCTTACCAACAATTGTACACTGCTCACGCTGCAAGAACATCTTTTAATATGAAGATGGGTAAAGCAACTCCAACTTCTGGAGATATTGTGTATTCAGGTCAAGTATTTATTTCAAACTTTGATGTAAACGCTGCTGATAAAGATGATGTTAAATTCTCTGCGACTTTCGTAGTAACTGTACCACCATTAACACAAACTGAAACTGCATAAAAAATAACCTATGTTTGAATTAAGACTGAACAACAAAACTATTCCTTTAAAGTGGGGAACTTGGGCTATGCGTGAATTTTGTATAGCTAAAGCAACTATAAACGATAAAGGAGAAAAAGAGAATCTACCAATAAATAGATACTTTGAAATATTGAATAATACACAATACGATTTAGAACTTATAATTTTATTAATTTTTGTAGGGTATAAATCAGCTTGTAATAGCAATAAAGAAAGTGTTGAATTTGATGAAAATGATGTTTGTGATTGGGTAGATGAACTTGGTGGTATTTTTGATGAAAAAGGAAGTGTAATTGAATATATTAAATACATTGTTGCGACAACTGTATTGACTGTTCAAGGAACTCCTGCTAAAGAAGAAAAAAAAAAGTCTAACAAATCTAAGTTGGGATGACATCTTAGTTAAGGCTGCTGAATGTGGGGTTAAACCTAGTGAGTTTTGGGAGATGACTTGGAAAGATTTTTCAATTATTGTTTTAGGCAATGAAAGAAAAGAATTAAATGAATGGGCAAGGACTAGAAACCTTGCCTATATTATATACCTAAGTAATAGTGCTGAAAGGTCTCCTAAGTCATTAAAAGCATTTTGGCATATACCAATGTTGGATGATAATGATGAAGAACAAGAAAAAACAATGTTAACGGATGACCAATTGGCAAGAACATTAAAATTATACGGAGTAAATTAGTAAAATGGCACAGGAAACACTTAAAATTACGATTACAGCCGATAATAAACAGGCTTTAGAAGGTTTACAACAAACATCTGTTGCTACTACTCAATTAAGTTCAAATTTAGGTAAATTACCTAGTGCATCAAATCAAGCAAATCAAGCGTTATTAAATTCAGGTCGTGTTTTACAAGATTTGAATTATGGTTTTATAGGTGTTGCAAATAACCTTAACCCATTACTTGAATCATTCCAAAGATTAGGAGAAAGGTCAAAAGAAGCTGGAAGTAGTATTGGTAAAGAATTAGTTAGTGCTTTAACTGGTCCAGCAGGTATTGGAGTTGCTTTATCAGCAGCTACATTTATATTCCTAAAGTTTGGTGATGAAATATCTAATTTTATTACACAAAAAGTAGGTGGTTTAAATACTGCTTTGGCATCAGAAATTAAAGTTTTTGATGATGCTTCTAAAGCCTATGTAAAGGCTTCTACTGATATTAATAGTCTTAACGAAGCACACGAGCAATATAAAAATGGGTTAATAACTAAAGAGTCATTTTTAAAGCAATTTAATGCTACCCTTAAAGATACAATTGCAAATACAAATGATTTAAGTACTGCTGAAAAATTCTTAACTGAAAATTCAGAGGCTTATGTTAAAATGATTTTCTATAAAGCCGTAGCACAAGAAGCAGCAGCACAAGCAGCAAAAAAGCAAGTAGAACAACTATCATTAGAGGAATTACCACCAACTCCAACATTTGGACAAAGAGCATTAGCTTTTGTAAGTCCTGCTGGTACAAGTGGTGAAGATATTGCAGAAAAAGATAGAAAAAAAAGAATAAAAGATTTAGAATTTGATGCTTATATTTTACAAGAAATAAATAAAAGATATAATACAATTGCTGATAATATTAAGCAAACATTTACTAAAATATTTGGTCCATCTAATGCAGGAGTTGGAGATGTTAAGCAAAGTGAAACAAGTAAGATAATACAAAACTTAGCAGAGCAAACAAGGTCATTGCAATATCAATTAGATGAAGGTCTTATTAAAAAACTACCTACATCTGATAAGGATAAAGAATCATATTATACTATAAAGATAAATGCTATTTCTGATGCAGTTAAAAAACTTGCTGGATTAACAACTGGCGAAGCAAAAAATGCTTTGGCAAGTTTAAGACAAGATTTATCTGCGATAAAAGTAGAACAAGCATTAGGTTTATTGGAAAAAAGGAGAGCAGGAGGAGCAGCAGCAAGTGGAGTAAAATCATTAGACCCTGAAAGAACTGCAAGAGCAATGGCAATGCTTGATAAAGAAGCTAATCGTATTTTTGTTTTGGGAGAAACTGAAAAGGCAAAAGAAGTTAGAAAATTATTAAAAATACAAGAACAAGATTATGTAAATTTTGCTAGTACAATTTCAAATATTGCAACTAATTCACTTATGGGTTTATGGGATGCAATGGAAAGAGGGGAGAATGTAAGTGATTCAATAGGTAAAATGTTCCAAAATTTAACTAAACAAATTGCAGAAGCAGTTATTCAAGCTGCAATATTTGCTGGAATTTTATCTTTAATAAGTGGTGGAGCAGCTAATGGTGGAGTATCATTTATGGGAGCATTTAAAGGTATATTAGGTTTAGCAAGTGGTGGTGTTGCAACTGGTCCAACATTAGCAATGATTGGAGAGGGAAGTGAAAGTGAAGCAGTTTTGCCATTAAGCAAACTTGGTAATATAATGCAAGGTTCTTTTAACGCAGGGTCAATGAGTGGTAGTTCTGCTAGTAATGGTGGTCAATTTGTATTAAGAGGTCAAGACTTATTACTTGCAGTAAATAGAAGTCAAAAGGCATCAAACATTAAAGGACAATCAATCAGTTTAGCATAATGGCTTACGGATTAAGATATACGATAACTCAAATCTTAAGGAATGGTACAAACCAAGTAATTGAGATTTATGAGAGAGATTATGTTGCTGGGATAGTTAAAACCTATCAGCCAGTATCAATAATAGTACAACCTAACTCAAACGAGGAATATCCTTATCCTACAATAATATCTACTCAGGTTAACTTTTCTATATTATTAGAAACGCAAGATGATTACGACCAATTCCCAAATGTACTTAGTCAAGATGATAGGAAGTATTATGTAGTACTTAAAGAAAGTACAAATGTAATGTGGAGAGGTTATATGTTTAATGATTATACTCAAATGGGTTTTTCAACAGGCATAACTCAAGCAGACTTTACTTGTATTGATGGTATTTCTTTTATACAAAATATTGAATATGTAAGAGATGATAGTATTAATCAATTAGACACTCAATTAAATGTAATTAGTGATGGCTTAAAGTTATTAGGCTATCCAGATGTACTTAATTTAGTTGTGGCTTGTT